CTCGACCATCATCCCCTATTACGGGATCCCTGACGACTACGCGCTGGCCTCGGGCTCAAAGATCTATTCCTCCGATGGCGTCGTCATAGCCAACGCCATGACACGCGACGATTGGGCCTGGACCTCGTTCTCAAATCTCGGCGATCGCGAGTACACGGTGCTGTGCAACGGCGCTGATGGCGTCTGGAGCTGGGACGGCGGCAACACCGCCGATCCGGCGACCGTGGCGGTGACCTCGCTGTCGAACACCAACCCGGTGAAATGCACGGTTGCGGCCGGCGACATTGGCAAGTTTTCCAACGGCCAGACCGTGGTGATTGCCGGCGCCACGGGAGCTTTGGCGGTCTGCAATGGTCCGCACGTTATCGGCTCGGTCGGCACGCCCGCGAACACCTTCACCCTGGTCGGCGTCAACGGCACCGCGGCCGGCGCGCCGCAGACCTCGGGCGTGACGGCCGATCCCCCGGGCAGCCTCGGCAAGGAGGCGGTGACGGCGCCGCCAGCCGAGGGCTGGATCGTCCCGAACCTGTTCGACAAGACGCTGAGCCACATGAACCGGCTGTGGTTCGCCGATAGCGCCAACCTCGCGGTCTATTACCTGCCCGTCCAGCAGAAGGCCGGGGTGGTCAGCTACCTCCCACTCAATGCCATCTTCCGGCGCGGCGGCCACATCGTCGCGATCCACAATTGGACTTTGGATGGCGGCGGGGGAATGGACGACACCCTGGCGATTTTTTCCAGCAACGGAGAATGTGCAATCTACGGTGGCACCGATCCCGATGCTGACGATTTCTCCCTGGTCGGCATCTTCAAGTTTGATTCGCCGATGTCGAAGAACAGCGTCATGAACTTTGGCGGCGACATCTACGCGCTGGTCAGCACCGGGCTAATCCCGATGTCGAGCATGCTGCGTGCCGAGGGCGAGCAGCTCGGCTCGAAAGCGGACAAAGACGTTTACACCGCCTTCCTCGATGTCTCGCGCGTCCATGCCACCGAATTCGGCTGGGGCGTCATGCTCGACTACCGGACCGGCGCCGCGATCTGCAACCTGCCGCTCGGTGGCGGCAAGTATAAGCAGATGGTCCGGTTCATGCCGAACCCGATCTGGTCGAGCTGGTCGAACCTCAATGCCCGCTGCTGGCAATGGGTCAACGGACGCTCGCTCTACGGCACCGACACCGGCAAGCTTTACGAGGTCAACAAGGACTATCTGAACGATGCCGGCGAGCCGATCACCGCCGACGTGCAATTCGCCTGGAGCCTGTTCAAGACGCCGGCCTATAAAAGCTTCAGGATGGTGCTGCCCTACGTCATCACTGATGGCACGCCGCGCCCGTTGGTCGAGATCCGCTGCGACTATGATCTGACCCCGCCGCAGAACTGGCCCGACATCTCCCTCAACGACCTCGGCGCCGCCTGGGATGTGGCCACCTGGGATGTCGATTACTGGGTGTCGCGGTCGCAGTCGATCGGCGAGTGGCAGGGCGTCAGCGGCGGCGGCCATGTCGGCGCGCCCCGGCTTAGGATCACCATCAAGGACTGTACCTTTTCGCTCGCGGCGATCGACGTGCTCTTCGAAGCGGGGGCGGCTGTATGATCAAGATCTCCTTCGAAGCTCCGCTGTCGCTTGAGGCGCTCGCCTTCCTCTCGGCCGAGACGGGCGTCGATTTCATGCGCCACGACACCTCGCGCTGGCTGTGCGCCACCGGCCGCAATGCGGACGAGATCGTCGGGGTGTGCTGCTTCGAGCCCTATCACTGGTTCGACTGGCACTACACCGCGGCGGTCACCGATCCGCGCTGCGTCACAAGGCGGCTGCTTCAGGCGCTGTTCACGGCAGTTTTTAGCCAGGCTGTCCGCGTCTCCGCGCTGATCGAGCCCGGCAATGAGCGGGCGATCAAGAACGCTGTGGCGCTCGGCTTTCGCTACGAAGGCTATGGCCGCCTCATGGTCGAGGGCCGCCGCGATGCGCTGATCTACGGCATGCTGCGCGAGGATTGCCGCTACCTGCCTCTCACCGCCTTCCTCAAGCCTGTCGATAGGCTTGAGGCCACCGGAGCATCTCTCGATGGCTAGCAGCCCGAAAAGCCCTGACCCCTATAAGCAGGCGAGTGCCGACCAGAAGGCGCAGTCAACCGCTGCCCAGCAGTCTGCGATTATAAACAATCCGAATGAGTCGAACTATTACGGCAGTCAGAACTATTCGATTGCCGGGTGGGAGAAGACGCAAGGCGCGGACGGCAAGTGGCAGTACACGCCGCGCTACAACAAGACCACGACGCTGTCGCCGGCCGAGCAGCGGATCGCCGAGCAGGATAGCGCCACCCGCTACAATCTCGGCGCCACCGCAGCCAATCAGTCGGGCAAGCTCGACGCCTATCTCTCCGAGCGCATCGACCCGTCGAAATGGCAGGCGTGGCAGATGGCGGCGGCACCCGGCGAGGTCCGCCAGGACCAGGGCCCGACCGACCGCGCCGCGATCGAGCGGGCGATGGGGGAGAGCTACCACCGGCAGGCCGATCCGCAGTTTAAGGCGCAGGACACGCAGCTCGCGCTGCGCGGGCTGAACCCCGGCTCGCAGGGTTACGGCAGCTTCCAGCAGGGCCGCGAGGACGCCATGGGCGAGGCCGCGCGCCAGGGATATCTGGCCTCCGGCGCTGAGAGCCGCAACGCCCAGGGCGCTTATAATGACGCGGCGCGGATGCGCTATGAGCTCGGCGCCGATTGGGCCAATCAAGCCAACACGCTTAGGCAGGCGCAGGCCCAGGAAGCCGGCTGGCTCCGCAATCAGCCCATCAACGAGATCATGGCGTTGATGGGCGGAAGCCAAGTCAATATGCCCCAATTTTCGAGCTTCTCGCGGCAAGGCATCGGCGCCGCCTCGCCCGGGCAGTATGTGTCGCAGAACTATCAAACCAAATCTGCCGAGGCGAGCGCGTTCAACAAGGGCTTGTTCGGCCTCGCGGGCGCGGGGCTTGGTGCCTGGGCAGGGCGGTCCGATCGGCGGTTGAAGGAAGACATCGTTCCGCTCGGTCACGAGCTGGCCGGCGCCCCGCTCTACGCTTTCCGTTACATCGACCGGCCTGGGCTACAGACCGGCGTCATGGCCGATGAGGTCCGCGAGCTGCACCCCGATGCGGTGCATGTCGGCGCTGACGGCTTCGATGCGGTCGATTACGCAATGCTTCTAAGGAGGGCCTGATGGGCAGCACACCAAGGTCTGACGGCAGCCAGCAAGCGGCGGCAGCCGTGCAGCAGCCCGGCGCGACACAGCAGCCGACACAAACATCCTGGGGGCGCGATGAACTGGCGGCGATGATGGGGCAGCCGCAGCAGGCGCAAAGTTCGCTTGCGGCGAAAATACAGGCGGAGACGATGGCGCGCGCAATGAGCAGGGGATACGGCGCCCAGGGCACCTATGCCGGCATGGGTGGCGGCGCCAGCTATACCGGCGGCATGCCGATGCGGAGGTAGCCTGAATGGCGCTTCAGTACTCCCTCTACGGCGGTGCGACCCGGCCTGATGCGATCAGCGGGCTCAACCCGCGGCTCGCCGCTGCGCTTGAGAGGCTCTATGCGGAAGCGCCGCCGGAGGTGCAGCGCGAGCTGGGGCTCAACTCGGCCTACCGTTCGAAGGAGGTCCAGCAGGCGCTGTGGGACAAGTCCGACAAGACCGGCCGCACGGTCGCGGCGCCGGGCAAGTCCAGGCACAATTCTGGCGAGGCAGTCGATCTGTTCGGCTTTGGGCTGAAGGGCGGCGGCCAAGTCAGTCAGGCGACCAAGGACTGGGTCGGCGCCAATCTCGGCAAATATGGCCTCGTCCGCCCCATGGATTATGAACCCTGGCACCTTCAGCTTGCGGATGCAGGCAAGGCGCCGCAGCAGGGGCCCCAGGCGGGCTGGACCCCCGAGCAGATCCAGAAGGCATTTCTGGACACGATCGCCGGGCCGGAGAGCGGCGGCGCCTACGACATCATGTATGGCGGCAACAAGTTTACCGACTTCTCCCGCCACCCGCACACGCCGCAGACCGCAGGCGGCATCACCTCGGATGTCGCCGGCCGCTACCAGTTCAAGGGCTCGACCTGGGACGAGCTGCAAGGCAAGTACGGCTACAAAGACTTCAGCCAAGCCAATCAGGATGCGGCTGCGTGGCAGTATGCCCGGGACATCTACAAGCAGAAGTCCGGCGGCGATCTGGTCGAGGCGCTGCAATCCGGCGACCCCGCCCGCATCAATGCCGCCAGCCAAGTGCTCAACCAGACGTGGACCAGCCTCCCCGGCGGCAAGGAGCAGAGCAAAGGCTACGGCAACAAGACCTTTTACGATGTCTATTCCGGCCACCTTGGCCCGGGTGGCGTTGCGCCTGCGATCGATACCAGCGGCGCCGGAGCTACCGTTGCCGCCGCTACAGGCAATCAGTTCGCGCTGCCGCAGACCGCGAAGGAGCGGCCGAAAAACTTCCTGCAAAGGTTCGCCGAAAATATTCAGGACGTTGCCGCCGCCCCAGATGCGCCGCGGCCCCAGGTGGCCATGCAGCCGCCGCCCGTCGCGGCGATCACCGCCGATAAGCCGGTCGCCCCGGTGGCCGCGATCGGCAGCCAGGATCCCGCCCGCCGGCAGCAGCTCGCCCAGCTCCTGGCGCAGCTCAATTCAGGAAAGTTGACGCTCTGATGGGTACATTTCCCGAAGATCCCTGGGCCGGCAAGCGCGCGGTGACCCCGCGCGGGCCGCGCGTCATCAAGACCTCGGCCGACGATCCGGCGGCCCAGCCTGGCGGCGGCATGACCTTGGACGCGCTGATGCTGCGGCAGAAGGAGCTCGCCGGGAATAAGGCGGCGATGCCGGCGACCATGGGCACGCCGATGGAGGGGGTCTTCTACGCCCTACAGAAGGGCCTGGAGGGCTATCAGCAGGGCAAGGCCGAGCGGGATGTCTCGACCGGCCAGCAGGCTGTAGGCAACGCGCTGTCCTCGCTGGGGCCCAATGGCGAGCTGACGCCCGAGGGCAAGGCCGCGCTGAGCCAATACGATCCCGACATGTTCCTGAAGCTGTGGGCACTGGAGCAGCAGAAAGCCAAGGTCGAGCAGTGGACGCCGATCCCGACGCCGCCCGGTGAGAACGGCCAGTGGTTCCGCAACCAGAACGGCGACGAGAAGAAGGTCGGCGGCGGAAGTCCAGGCGAGGGCAGCGTCAAGCCGACCGACATCTCGACGTGGCGGGGGCAGGTGCTTTCCGACGAAACCTACGTCAACGCTCGCAAGGTGGTGCCGACCTACAACACCATGCTCGCGGCCGCCAACGACAACACCGGGCCGAACGGCAAGCCCGGCAAGATCTCCGATCTCGCCTTGGTCTACGGCATGGCGACCATGCTCGACCCGGGCTCGGTGGTGAAGGAGGGCGAGCAGATCATGGTCCGCAACGCCCAGAACCTGCCCGACTGGCTGCTCGGCAAGATCAACGGCATCAACGGTGGCCAGGAGATCGGCGACGACACCCGCATACAAATCATGTCGCTGGCGCACGAGAAGGCGAGCGGCACGCTCAGCGCCTACGAGCAATTCGCCAAGGGCATGCGCGAGAGCGCCGCCCGCAACGGCTTCAACCCTGACGACATCGTGCCGAACCTCGGCACGG